TTCTTGCTCGGTGTAGGTTTAGACCCAGCCTTCACTGTTCGCGATCTGCGGTTTGCAGGGTTGGCTTTGTCTTCAGCAGCTTTCTTCCCATTCATAATTTCACGGTACTTCATGGCATCATGCAATACTCTGATTGCGCGGTGGTCCATGATCTGACCGATCTCTTCTGGCTGATATCCATAAACCTCGGAACCAATAGTCAGCATCTTTTCGCGTACTGCGGATGCCTTCTTATCGTCCGAAAACTCTGGAATCTGCTGTTTCAGGGTTTCCATTTCTTGCTGGAGGTAAGCCTGCATAGCGGCCTGCTGCGCTTGCGACTGTTGTTGTGACACAGCCTCAAACTGTTGCATCTGACCGTTGTATGCAGCCACGTCGTCATCGTATTTCAGCTTGGCATCCATGTACCCAATAGGGTCGGTGTCAAACAATTCACGCGATGGCGGTTGTGGCGCTTGCTGAACTCCACCAGCTTGTATCTGCTGATACATCTGAGCAATGTTCTGGCGCTCGTTTAAAAGGGCATTGTAAACCTCTTCGGCCTGCTTACGCTGCGCTGCAGCTTCTTGCATACCCCTTTGGACGTACTTCTGACCACTGTATCCTTGCTTGAGCTCATCTAGGGTTACAGCCACTTCCTGTCCGTCTACCTTAACAGTGAATGACTGGCCCTCCTGGGCGGCATCTTCAGTATCTTCGTCGTCCTCGGAATCTTCCGTTTCCTCATCTGACTCATCCTCATCGGATTCATCGTCAGGTTGCTCATCTTCACTCTCACCTTCAGGCTCGCTTTCAAGCAGCTCTTCTTGCTCTTCTGCAGGCTCATCCTGTTCGATAATGTTAGCAATGGCTCCCTCAATAGAGCCGTCAAATTCTACTACTTCGGTATCAGTCGTTTCCACGGTGCTGTTCCTCTTTCTTTCTTATCGAATATCGCCTCGTCTGCAAATACAGTGTTGAAGTAATCTTCGATCTTGTCTAGCGCCCTGATTATATCATGCGCATCGTTAATAGCCTCTAATTGAGACTGGCCGTTCAGAAATACACTTACTTGTGCATTCCGAATCTCTTTTATGACTTCCTGATAGGTGTCGTCATTACTCAGCGTCCGTATCTTGGCCGCCTTGTCTTTTATGTTCAAAATCTACCGCCAGTTACAGCTTGTGCAGGTGACTCTGCCGGGTATCGTGGCACGTTCTGCATTTGCTTGATTTGGGCAACGTCTACGGCTGTACCGTACTTGCCAAGTATCTCCGCAGCGTTAACCAGGAGGTCTTGGTCCATCTTATCACGTTCTCGGTCATCTGCAGCAATAGCCTTTTGCGCATCAATCTGCAGCTTCGCCATGTCGGTCTGAGACTTAGCCTCGGCCTTCATCTGCTCTGCCTGGAGGTAAGCGGTTGCCTGGTCCATTTGTGGCTGCTGCTCCTGGCCTTGCTGCTGCTGTGCTAGTAGCGCCTGCTCTTGCTCTGGATTCATCGGCGTAAAGTACCTGTCAGCGTTTCTAACGCCATTTAGCGCTAGCATGTCTGCCAGGGTATTGCGTATCTGTGTCATCGTCACAAGGCCATTCCCTGGGCCGTATGCCTGGAATATCTGCATCTGCATCTGCAGGGCTTGAGTCAGGGCAGCGTTACGCTGATCTTCCCGGCCAGTACCCAGGCCAACATTGACAGAGGTATCCATCTTCTTGTTCCAGGATCGCGGATCGACGGGGATATAGTCCTCGCCACTAATGCGCATAATCTTTTCTTCATCGCAGTTCTCGATCACCAGCTTCAGCATCAGCTTAAACATATGCCGAACACCGCCTTCTGCCAGGTTGCGAGCCATGACTTCAATCTGACCTGCAGCTCCCTGCATAGTAGCCTGGACCGCAGTTGCAGTAGTTGCCTGCAGCGCATCTGGATTAAGCCCTAAACTGGCCTTTGAGATGCCTACTTTCTGCTCAATAGTCGTGTCATAGTATTCGATAGCCGCTAGCGTTTGATTGGCTACAAATGGCACTGAAAGGGGCTGTATTGCCCCTCCCTGACGTACCCGAACGATACCGCCGATCTCATTGTTCAGCATGTCGTCCATGTTCACCGCGCCATCAATAACCTCGGTGCGGGGGTGGTTAGTCAGCGCCACGTTGTCCAGCACGCCACGGATCATCATGGTGGCTGCGTCCTGGTCCTCAAACAGCAGGTCAGCAATAGACTTGCCATAGAACGTATGCGGCTCAGGGTCTATCTCAAAAGCAGCAAAGGGCTGGTCACCCCAGGGCTCATAACTTAGTAGCTGATACTCGCTGCCGCCTAGTACGACTTTCTGCATCTCTGCAACGCCAGTGCCGTTAGTGTCTATCTTCATGTACAGCTCGGTCAGAGCTACAACACGCATAGATGGGTCCATAGGGTTTTCTGACTGATAGTCCTGCTCATAGCCTCGGCGCTCGTAGTCCTCAACCTCAGAGAATGTGTCAGAGTGCCCTAGGCCGGACATCTCAGATACAACGTCAAAGTCATACCCCATAGCCACCAGGTCACTTACTCGGACCTCAGTTCTGTGGCCAACAACGTAAGCGGTCTCGATGCTCTTTGCGTTACGATCTATAAAAAACTCTTCTGGCGGTACAGCCTCAACACACAAGTCACCCATCTCTCTGATCTTGCTGACCTTGAGGTCGTGACGTGGCATCTCTACCTCTGCGCCAAACTCATCCAGCTCAATCTCTATCTTTGTGGTGTGCTCGATAACCTCAACGTCCTGCTCGTTAACAATGGTCGAAAACTCCATGTCGTTCAGGTTGTTAAAAGTGTAAGTCTCGCTCTCGTCGTATGTATCCCAGTAGACCTTAACAATGCCTGTCTTCTTTAGCAGGGCATCATGGAATACATCGTTCAACACGTCGTAACCATTCAGCTCCTGGAACTTGTACTGGATGTACTTAGTGGCCTGCTCGGCAAACTTAATGTCTTCTGGTCCGGTAGGGACAAACTCAACCGGGCGATCAGTAGACAGGAATACACGCAGCAAGCTGGGCTTAATAGATCGTATAGCGTCACGCACCTTTGTAGATACGACGCTAGATCGGCCTTCTTCCTCACCGATATCTACCTCGCCGTTGTAGTAGCGCTGGGCCTTAATACGGTCCTCAGCCACTTCACTCTCAACAAAGTCAACAGCGTCCAGGATGGCCTCGCGGGCAATGTTTTCTACGTCATCTGCTTCTAATGGTTTTAGTTCCACGTCTTACTCCTGGAAAAAGTTTGGCACATTTGAGTTAGGGCCACTTGGCACTTTTGCGCCTTGCTGCGCACCTGCCGTCCTGCCTGCTTGAGCAATTGTTGCCGCAGCTTTATCTACTTTTTTCAACAATTCGCCAAATACAGTATTATCCTTCAATGCTCGCTCTACCAGCTCTGGCGACTCACTATACAATATTTTGGCAACTTCGACCATTTGTCGGTCAGACAATCCCTCACCAGATGGGACCATGTTAACAGCAAGTTTAATCATAGCTAGAGGATCGCCACCCATACCCCTGGCAACATCATCCATCGAAACGCCGCCACCGCGCAACTGGGCTTCTCTTTGCAGCGCCTGCGTCATTGACTGCGCTCTTGGCTGTATTAACTTGTCCATTGAGGTAGCCTCAGCCGCTCTAGTCACATCTTGCACCACTCTCGCTGCTTGCTCTTCTGGCAATAAAATTCTTAAAACGGTGCCAAGCTGCATATCTTCTTTAGCAAGATTTTCAATTGTGGTTCCTGACCTACGAGCCTTATCGTTAATGTTGGCCATTGCGCCAGCTCTAAAAGCTTCTAGCTCAGCTGTATTTAGTCTGCCAACTAAAATTTCAAGCTCATCAGCGTTCATGCTTAAAGCCTTGCGGCCAGCCTGAAACATCTCATTCTGAGACATCATGCCAGCATATTGAGCCCTGGCTTGACCTAAATCTGGGCTGGTTTGATCAATTGCGCCCCTTAAAGTTTTTTCTTTTGCTCCAAGCACCTCGCCCATAGTGCCTTCGCCGGCTTTATACCTAGCTCCAGTCTGTTCTTTAACATTGCGCCGGAGTATTTCGGCATCTTCTAAATTTGGCGCTCGCGTAAACTGAATTGAACCGTCTTCCATTTCTCTAAATAACGGAACAATGCTCCTTGCTTCGTAGATTTCTTTTAATGCCTGGCGGCTTGTAGGCACGGTTTGCAATATATTAAGCATCTCATCCGCAACCTCCAAAGTTACAGTTTGGCTTTCTGGCCGCGCAAACACTTCACCGTATGCCCCGCTTCTATCTTCTTTCAGCCCTTCTTCAGTTGCAGCCCTTGCCCTGAGTATATTTGGATCAGAGACATCTGGAGATAATGCCCCAGACATAGACTCACTGGCTTGCCGGGTTGTGGCTGTTCTTCTGGCCTCGCTTGCGCTTAGTATTGTTGGTTTAACTTCACCGCCCTCGGTAACCATGCCTTTAATTGCAGCAGTTAGCGTGGCGTTATCTGCCATAATTCTGCCGCTGGCAACGTCTTGAACTATCTCATCAACAGTCAACCCGGTCGCCTCAGCTAGACGCAAAAGCTCTTTCTGTACTGCAGTGTCGGCGCCTTTCATTTTGCGCCTTGCATAGTCAATAACAGATCTTCCTAGCCGTCCCAGCTTGCCCATAGCAACTTCTGCGGTTGTTCCAGCAGCAGTACCTACAGCAGTTCCTAGACCAACGTCTTGCACTCCCTGCCCGCTAAACATGTCAGCTTCAGATGAGCCTATTGCGGTTAATGCAGATTCTCCTGCAGCCACTTTTGCAATTCGAGCTAAATTAGACCCTGCGGCTGGAGCTCCAACGCCAGTCATGGACATCATAACAGACGGAATGAAAGCACCAGCCACTTCTAGGGTGATAGCTTCGCCAGGGTTTGCTGTCTTATATTCTGTCAGCTTGCCCCTTAATTCATCCCTAATGACCTCATAGTCCCTGCCGCCCATCGACTCAGGAAGAAGTGATTTTACTGCGGCTTCGATCTCATCTGCAAAACCAAAAGATAAGCCTTGGGCGACAGTTCTAAGTTTTTGGCTTTCAACAGGACCTTGTGCTATCGCTTGCGGCCTGTACTTCGCTAGTATCTCTTCTTTGGTTCTAGCCATTATTGAGCAGCCTCTAGGTAATCTTTTCTGTCCTGGTTAGACATTTCACCCCATAAAGCATACGTCATGCCAGGGTCGCCAGCTGGGTACTGAGCAGTGATGGCTGTTGCAGCATTTATCTCGTCCTGCATATCGTTCATATATTGCCCAAGACCAATACCGCTCTGCAGCTTCCTGCCCATCTTTGTCATCTCTCGATACAGCTTGTTTTGCGCAGCTATCTTTTCGTCTAAATAGTTAATTAGCTTCTGGCCTTTTAAGCTGTTAGGGATGTCCCTACTTAAAGCTAGGTCTAGCTCTCGCTCGCTTAGCGCACCAAACGTGGCGCTGTTAATTACATCAATACCAAGGGTGGTTCTAAGTGAGTTAAACATTGCAGTGTTTTCGTCAAACGCAGGCAAAAACCGCTTAATCCAACCAGTTTGAACGCCTTCTGGGGACGCAGCTAAATCCCTGGCTTGCTTCATAATATCGATAGATCGATTAACCTGTTGAGACTGGTCAAATACTTTCTCGCCTCTCTCTCTTGCGGCTTCAACGTCAGCAAGTTTAAATTGAGATTCACTTTCAAATTGCGCTTTTGCCTGAGAAGTCACTCCTCGCGTGCCTAGTTTAGTAACAGAGTATCCGTCTTCTGCATTAGGATCGTAAGTAATAACGTACTGATCGCCAGCCTTAAGCTGCGTATCGCCGACCGTCATGTCTTCTTCTGCAACCTGGATTGATCCGATGTTTTTAGAGGCGTAGCTGGTGCCCATTTTCTTCTTTGTAAACTCAGCAAGAGCATCTTTTGCAAGGGCTGGATTAGCCTCAACCATAGCGGCAAGCTCAGGCTGTCCCTGCTGTCTTAAATAAGCGGCAGTCTGGTTAGCCTGCGAGGATACTGTGCGCATCTTCTGACGGTCAGCATAAGCCTGCTGTATGCCTGCATCTGGAGCATAGCGCATACTGTTAAATGCTGCAGCCAGGTCCATCATGCGGTCCTTGTCCTGCACAAAGTCCTGAACGCCACTGCCGATACGAGACAATAGCCCTGGCTTCTCCTGGGGAGCTTGTGGGGCTTGTGGCATCTGTAGGGGCTGCATTGGCTGCATTGCCTGCGGTATTGTGGCAGCAGGCATCATGCTCTGATTTACAGCGCTCTGTATGTTATTGACAGCGCCTGGCTGATAATTAGCCCCAGGCATCTGTGGCATCTGTGGAAGCTGCTGTGGGCCAAATGTGCCCATTGCCTTCAAGCGCTCCATCTCAGCCTGCATTTGTTCTGGTGTCATGCTCCGCTCCCTTTGTTTTTAAACAAGTCTAACAAGCCGCTAAAATCTACTTGCTCTCCTGTTGCCGGGTTAGTCATTGGAGAAGATGATGCCAAGTTTGGAATCTCAGGAAGCGCCATCATGCCTCCACCGCGCTGCAAGGGAATCATCCCTGGAGGTGTAACCTGGTAAGACATAGAAGATGCCATGTCGCCCAGGTTGCTAATCATTTGCTCTCTAGCGATATCTGACTCAGCATTCTGCTGTGCTTGTAGGAACGCAGGGTCTAGAGTCTGAGCCTGGCTTAAAGATTCCATAGCAGCCGCAGTGTTGTCGATTGCGCCGGGTTGAGCCTGCACGCCTAGCATGCTTTCAGATGGAGCCGCCGGGGCAGCAAAGTTATTGATCGCGCCCTGGTTAGCAGTCATACCCGCCATCATTGACGGGTCTACCATGTTAGAGCTCATAAGAGCCTTGCGCAGCATCTCTTCTTGATCGTTCTTTTTTTGGTATCCAAACATTTTATAATCCCTTGTAAAGCTCGCCGTATTTCACAGCCTTGTATCCAGACGGGGTAGTAACGACCATCTCAGGCATTACACTCTCAACTTCCTGGGCCATTACACCCAATGTCATGCTACTGCTTAACCCTTTCTCAACAGCCTCATCATTCCAATCCCAAGTATACAAGCCTAATCCGTTTGGAAGATGGCCTACTTGGTTTATATTGGTTTTAAGACGGGCGTCGGACATCGCCGCCATCTGAGCGGCCATAGTCATGTAGTCCATAGCGCCAAGGTTTTTCTGCGTGGTTTGACTCTGGGGTATTGGAGCCGCGCCAAGAGCCTGTGACAGTAATCCGATAGATGTGTACGGAGCCTGCTGGTAGCCCTGGAACTGAGCCTTAGCTGCGTCGATAAGCTGCTGTTGTAGAGCCTGCTGTAGCATACCCTGCTGCTGTAGGTTCTGGTTAACCGTCTGTCCCATGCCGAAACCAAGGTTAGACAGTGAGCCCAGTTGACCTGCCGCGCCAAGACGCTGCGATGAGCCAGTAAGACCTGCAGCCTGGTTAGCAAGCTGTGCCTGAAGAGACTGTGAGGCGTTAAACTGTCCAGCCTGGTTAAGTGCTGACTGGTTCGCCAAAGCCGCCTGATTAGCTGCGCCTGCGCCAAACTGCGATGCCTGGTTAAGCGCTGCCTGATTAGCCAGGGCTGCTTGGTTCGCGGCAGATGCCCCAAACTGAGAAGCCGCCTGCTGTTGCGCTGACGCCTGGGCCATAGCCTGGTTCTGAGCAGCGGCACCGAATTGTCCTGCCTGATTCAATGCTGCCTGGTTAGCTAAGGCTGCCTGGTTGGCTGCTGACGCACCGAACTGAGAGGCTGCTTGCTGCTGTGCTGACCTCTGTGCTGCGGCCTGATTAGCTGCTTGAGCACCAAACTGCGCGGCAGCCTGCTGTTGTGCAGATGCCTGTGCAGCGGCTTGGTTCTGAGCCCCTGCGCCAAACTGTGCCGCTTGATTCGCTGCAGCTTGATTAGCAAGAGCAGCCTGATTGGCAGCAGATGCGCCAAATTGACTTGCAGCCTGTTGTTGAGCAGATGCTTGCGCTCCAGCGACGTTGCCAGCCTGAGCGCTAAACTGTCGAGCCTGGTTCTGCGCAGCCTGGTTGGCAAGAGCCGCCTGGTTAGCAGCGGATGCACTAAACTCACCTGCACGCATGCCAGCCGCCTGATTGGCCAGGGCTGCTTGCTGTGCCAGGTTAGCGCTAGTAGTGCCAGCCTGTAGACCCGCCTGCTGGTTAGCAAGGCTAGCCTGCATTCTGCCAGCAATGTCTTGTTGCGCCATGCCCTGGGCTTGAGTAAATCCAGCCTGACGTAACTGACCTGCAGATCGTGCGGCCTGTTCGGCAAATGCGCGATTAGTCTAGGCCTCCATCAAAGCCTGTCGAGAGCCACCAAAAGCACCTGCTGCGCTTGCTTGAGCTCCAGCTTGGCCCATTGATATCTGTCGGGCGCGATCTAGGTCAGACAGTGTAGACTGCACAACCTGGCTTTCATAAGGGTTGTAATACTGACTTAGGTCAGTGCCAGCTAATTGGCCAGCCGTCACATCTCTGGACGTTACTGTCGGTGCGCCGCCTAATCTTTCTGCGCCGAATCCAGTTGCCCCAGTGCGAGCAGCGTCATAACCCTGAGCGCCGAGTCCAGCAGCCTGGAATCCAGTAGCGCCTGCACGCTCTGCGCCATAGCCCTGAGCGCCTAGCCCAGCAGCTTGGAAGCCCTGAGAGCCAACATCTGCGGCACCAAAGCCAGTGGCTCCAGCCTGAGCTGCACCATAGCCTGTTGCGCCTACATCAGCACCCTGGAACCCTCTAGCGCCAGCTTGTGCCGCGCCGTAACCTTGTGCGCCAGTCTGAGTTGCCCGATAGCCAGGAGACCGCACGTTCATGGGCTGATAGTTCATCTCTCTAGCAGCGCCAGCCATAGCGCCCTGAATACCCTGCGCGGCACTCTGATTAATATTTGGAGCTTGCGGAGCTTGCTGTTGCTGCTGCTGTACGCGACCGCCAGCTTTACCGCCGCCACCAGGCCGTCCGGCAGAATCCAGCACTTGCGGCATAACGGGAGGCGCCAGCTTAGGTCCAGACTGTGGCGTAGGAGTCCTTTTGACAATTAAATCGCTTGGCGGCCTTACAGGGCCTCCTACATTCATTACATTCTCATCTTGCGGTACTGGGCGCTGTCCTGGCGGTTCCGTTACTGACGGGCCATAGTTAACCTGAGATGGGGATATAGGGCCAGGCTGCATTCTTTGCTGTCCAGCCATGCCTACTTGTTGTGGTACACCGTTACCTGAAGCCATTATGAAATCCTCCCTACGTTCCGCATATCGAACATCATCTGATCAATGCCTTTCTTTGGCGCTGCAGGCAGGCTTAACTGATTGCCAGGAGCTGAGGGAACATTAAGTTGCTGTAGTTGCGGCATTACTGTCTGGGGCGCGGCTGCCGCCAATGAAGGGGCGTTCATAGCTGGCAATGCTGCGCTCAACTGGGGCCCTTCAGGAAATACCTGCAGTTGTGATCCGTAGTCATAGGGGTCGATTCTATTGTTGCGACCACTAAAGTCTTGCCCAGCGACTTCAATGTTTCCTCCGCGAGTGTCAGGCATTGGAGCTGTGTTTCTTAATCCTGCGTAGGGGTTATAGTCAACCGGAATGCTGCCAACTCTGTCAGAGCCAGGGTAGGAAGGATAGGGATTAAAATTATTCGTATTTCCGCCAGCAAACAGCTCACTGTATTCTTTTGCGTAGGCAGGCTCTCTTCTCTCAAACTCAGCAACAGCCTGGTCAAACAAATCGCCAGAGCTGTATCCAGACATACCACCAGCAAAGTCTTGAGCTTGCGGCATGCCAGCCATGGCATCGGCAGGTGCACCCATTCCAAATGCAGATGCAGCGGCTAGGTTATTTTCCATTGCGGCCTGCTGAGTAGGATTAAAGCCAGCAACGTCTATACCATAGTATGGCATGTAGCCAATCTTCTGGACCTCTTCAGCTCGCGCTAGATTCCGCTTTGTTGCGTTCTCTGCCCACACTGGTATTTCTGTTTTTGTGGATTGACCACCGCCCTTGCCACCGCTCATATCATATATCCTTGCTAAGTGTCGTGAACGCCTCGGTCCACCCTTTGCTTAATAAGACCCTTGCCCAGCCTCTACGGCCAGCAACAGTCATGCCCGTGCATCCTTGCTGTCTTGCAAACTCTACCGCCGACTCGTCCATGTCAACTATCTGATTCTTCTCGCCACCCGCCAAAAAAATGTGCAGCACTTTCTTCCTGGGAAACGATATTATCTCTGTAACAGCGCAGCCGTGTTCTGCTGGCCAAAACTGCATGTATCCGTTCTTTATGGCTTCAACAATGTCCTGGTACTCGTGCGTCCCGCCACTGTACTCCAAGGCTGCCTTTATCCACTTCTCGCAACGATCTAGCTCTTCTTGTAAATCTGCCATATATCCCCCTAAATAATTGGCCGATTATAGCATTTATTGACGGCTTCTGGTTATTGTAAGGTCAATTGGCTTGGACGCTGGCGCAAAAGATGTTGCGGCAGACCCATCAAGCCATAAATCGGTATCACTAACCGCAAACCTTGCCTGCATATAAGAGCCTGCAGTTACCTCAACTTGATCACTAACAGCCAAGACAATAAACTGATCGTTAGCATGCACCGTAACCCTTTCTGAGTGGTCCAGGTTTGTGCCATTAACAGCCATCCAATAATACGCTGTCTTCGTTGATCCGCTTGACGATTTAAGCTGCAGGTGTCCCGCAATAGAATACACCCCCGCTTCAGCAAACCTAATTTTTGTATTATCGCTGGGATCAATGCTCAATCCACCATTAGCGCTTACCGACGTAAACGATATATTGTACGCAGTGTCTGCCGACGCCGCAGTAATGCTGCTGGTGGCTGAAAACTCACCATAACCGTCAGCTAATACAATTTGCCTAAACTCACCATTCTTGGATATTACCGGGTAACCAGTTCGGTCCCACAATACGACGCCATCTTCTGCCGCCGTATCACCCGCTATGTAATAGGCCAGCTTGGTTTTAGTCCTGGCTAGAAAGCTAACAAGTCGCTCTCCCCAGGGCTTCCATTCTGGACCTAACGGGGGTGGCGGGTTCTCAGCCAGGCTCATCGCTTGCCGCCTGGGATTACATTAAGCCGCATCTTGCCTGCACGCCAATCTTTAAGCTCGGTGCCATTAATACGCATCCTGACCTGGCGACCACTAAACCTGGCGCCTGTTGGGTTAGCAAGAGCGAACGGCCCGTGGCTAACTTCTGAGTCATTAGGGTAGAACCTGGTCTTAAAGGTCAGGGTAACTTCGCCCTGGTTAAGCTCGTCCGGGATAATCTCATTTACTTTGGCGATCTGATCGCCCTGAGCAATCGATATAGGTCCACTCTCTAGGAATGTCTCACTACCATTGTGTGAGTACCCGGTCTCATGGTTTAGCACGTTACCAGAGGTATCAAACATAATAGGGTTAGTGAATACGCCTGCATCAACTGCAGAGCTGCGAGATAACTCACCAATGTTCCAGTGGCCTTCCTTGTAGTCGAACACAACGTATCGGTCGTTCTCTAGAGAGTCGGCGCTGGGGTAGAACCACCACACCTCACCAAACTGAGAGTTGTTGACTGCAAACGCCTTGCTTTTCTGGGCGTGGTTTATGTCCTTAAAAACGTGATCTGAGACATCGCAGGGCATTTCCTGTACAGATGATCCGTTGTAGGTAAAGAAGCTCTTAGAGCCCATCCAGAAGGCTCCCTCGTCCACCGCAACTGCAGCCATGCGAGATATGGTGCCGCAAGATGTACCAACTCGCTGGAAACCATAAACAGTTGGCGGGCCATTGTATGTGGCAACGTGCGCGTCCAGGGAGGTTAGGATAAGTGTACGGCCCCTTACTCGGATACCGCACATAATCTCGCCAGAGGTCTGCAGCTCAAGATCACCAGCCTGGTTAATCGCTGTAGGCGTCCAATCTGTGTTGTCTTCTCTGTCACACCACTTTACAAGGCGCGGATTACTGCCTGCACCTAGAGCAAATATAAAGCGCTCTTCAGTAACAACAATAGCGCCATTGCCTACAGGGGCATTTGTAATTGCTGCAGCGGGGGTGCCGGTATTTAACTGCCACTCGTATATCTTGCCGTCCTTTGATGAACAGGCGATCAAATATTGACCCCAGGTATCCATGGACCAGGATGTGGCCTCTTCTGGCACGCCGTCACTAGGACGTTCTGTGCTGTAGTAAGAGGTGCCATAGAACGATCCGCCATAGCCAAGATTCTGGTCTGCGTTAAGGTCGCCAGTGGTAAAGCTAGTAGGGGTAATGTCAGAAACCGTACCCACTTTATTAACGTGGTACAGCTTTTCATAAGTACCTGCCGCGATGTGGGAGTCTGCACTGTTGTCAGTCCATGTAATAGCGCCTCTGGGGGCGTAAGTGAATGCACTGGCCTTACGGGTAGTCCAACCGCCAACAGGCCGCACAGAGCCATTCTGCCACCTTATGAGGTTGGCATCTCGCCACCGGCCTACAGAATCCAGGTCAGTACCATGCTTAAAGATACCTGCTGGAATGTCTACGCTAACATATGCCATTTATACTTCCTTTGCAGAGCGACGGAGGCGGCTACTTACCGCGCATCTCCATAATTTTTCCGGCACCGCGAATACCAAAACTGGAACTGATCGCGATGAATAATAAATACTGATACCACTCAGGCAGCTTGTCTAGCGCCTCAAATCCTTCAGCCACCCGGTCAATTACCGACACGTCATTGGCTGCTATTGCGTAGCCAACCATAAACACGGGGATAGCTAACACAATGGTCCAAAACTCATCCTTCCAGGAGCTGCTAGAGGCATCTGCCATCTTGCTCTCCCAGTCAGCACTGTTCTGGATAACATTCATCTTGGCGTCATGCTTGGCCTGCTTTTCCGCAGCCTTATTGGCCAGGAACGTCTTGCCAATATCAGCAACCGGGCCGATTAACGCCGTAAATATACTCACTGAATAAGCCTTTCAAGCAAAGGTGATGCAATGACCAGCGGGTAAAGAAACCACAGGCGCTTATCTATATCATCAAAGCGCTTGGTTCCAGCGTCCAGTTGCTTCTCGATGTTTTTGTATCGAGCCAGGCATTCACGTTCGTGAGCGTCTAAACGCTGGATGGCTTCTTTAACCGTTGGCATGTCTAATTACTCTCCTGGCTCTTCTTTGTCCAGGTCAGCAACTAGCATGTTGATAAATGCATCTTTGCCTACTGAAAGCTGATCGAGGTTAAACTGAGTAGACCTGATCTTTCTATCCAGGTCATTGCAGTGATTTACCATCACCTGCTGCTGCTCAGTCATGTCTTCAAAAATGTACTCTACTTCGTTTATCACTATGGGAGTTGTTTTTTTCTCGCCCATGTCGTGCTCCTTCCAGGTTATTGTTTGGCTTTATTGCCAAGGAATGCGAACTGCTCCAAAACCTTGTAGGCTTTTGCAACAAATTCATCGTCTTTCGGTGTATCGGTGTAATTGCACACTACGCTGGCTATTGTAACCAGTGACGTTACAAGCACATATAAATCGAGTAAATATTCCACTAGAATCCTCCAATAATCATGTAGTAACTGCCGCCAAATATAGTTAGCACCGCGATTGTGACCAGCACATTCTTGACTGCGTCACCTACCTGGCGTTGCTTCTTGAGCTTTGCCAGCCGTATCTTCTCCAGCTTGTGTTTGTGATCCAGTATAGACTTGTTCTGTATCATCAACATGTCACGCCAGACTAGCTTAGGCGTTATCTTCTTTAGCTCCTTCTCCTGCTCGCGTATGGCGTTCTTAGCCCATGCAAGCTCCAGAGCCTCTTCCTGTGTCAGTACATGGTCGCCTGCCTTAGTAGCCTCTTCAATGCTCTCTACAGCTACCTTGCTGTCAGTGAGGCTAGTAAATAATCCCGACAGACCAGACAAGTGATCCCCAGACTCTTTAACGGTAGCAATGCCATCGTTAAGAGCCTTGAGGATACCTACAACTGCGGAGATTTCTGCAATCATTACCAAGGAGTTCCAATAGCTAACGCAGGAGCTTTGCTGTCAGCAATCTGTGCAGCGATAGAATCTTCCAGAGCTGTTACTGCTTCTTCGCCCATGCTGTCCTTGCACCAGCCAATAACCTGAGCTTCTGTGATGTCTGCATAGGCTGTGTAGCCGTCAGCAGTGCTGTCAGGAGTAAAGCTACAAGTGCCGTAGCTGCTGCCTGAGTGAGTGTCTTCGCCCACTACTTCGCTGTCTGATGCTCGCCAATGTGCTACAACTACACCGTCATCTGATGTGTTGCGTTCTAGTGTTGAGATTGTCCAAGTTACTGCCATGATTTTATTCCTCTAGTTGTTTTCAAGTTCTGTTACGCGAGCTTCTAGTGTTTCAATGCGGGTCTGTGCTTCTTGAAGTGCCTTGATAGCCATCCACACCATCTGCTGTTCTTTAACAGCCATACGAGTAGTGTCATCACCTACTTTAAACTCACCGATAAGTTCTGGGTTGTGAGTTTCTACTTCTTGAGCAATAACACCTAACTTCTTGTTATCTGAATCAGCGTCAGCGTTGTAATGAAACTTCTTTAAGCTCCATTGCTTTAATGAATCCCATTGAGATTCTAAAAGTTCAATGTTTTTCTTTTCACGCTCGTCTGATAGGTTTACGTTGTTTCCGCTATAGTTATATATGCCACCATTGGCATTAACATAAAACTTATAAGCATTTGTATCGTGTAATAAAAAAGTATTTCCGCTAGGAAGTGTAGAAATCACTTCTCCAGTATCTTCAATTATTAAGCCTCTGCTTGCGGTAGAAGTAGAAGTCTTCCCCACAAGCAAGTTGCCACTTGAGTCTATGCGCATGCGTTCTGTTGTGCCGTTTGTTCTAAAGATTAAATTCTTACTATTGTCAGCATATATATCAGCAAGAGTATTGTTTGTTATATTTTCAAACTTCAACACTGCATTATTTGTTGTTGACCCAGTAATTGCTACTTCAGCATCTCCAGATGAAGATTGAATATCTAATTCGTAGCTAGGCGAACTAGTACCAATACCCACGTTACCGCTATAGTTTATGACCAGATTGTCAGCACCTCTAGTACCAAGCCTAAGAGTAGTGCCTCCAAAATTGCTATTGTTAAGCAATCTCATGCTGTCATCTGATTGGTCATAGGTGATAGAGCCTAGAGTTCCAGTAGTGACGCCTGACGCTTCTATACCAAGAATTGTCTCATTGGATGCAGTGGCTTTCTTTATTTCAAGCCTGCCGTCAATTGCGGAAGTACCAATACCCACATTACCGCTGGCGTCTATGCGCATACGTTCTGCGCCGCCAGTAAACATAGCCATGTTGCCGTTATTGTTCTGAAATACAGTTGTCCCACCAGTGGTTATTTGATAAAAATTAGTTAACGTAGACTGGGATTCAACTTTTAAATTATCAGCCGCACCTCCTCCGTTTACTTCCAGAGTAAAAGTAGGTGAACTAGTACCAATACCCACATTCCCGCTGGAGTCTATGCGCATGCGTTCATCAGAGCCTGTGTAAAACTGCATAGAGTTGTCACCGTGGTAAAACTGGATTAATCCACGGTACTGCTCTGTTGTGTTTGTCCCGTCTGCAAAAGCAAGCCTACCATATCCGTTAGTGCTGCTATAACAGGTGACACCCGCATCACTAGAACCTCCGCCTATCACTAAATGGGGGGAAGTGCTTAGGTAATTAAAACTACTAGGCGATGTAGTCCCCACGCCCACATTACCGCTGGAGTCTAGCGTCATTTGGGGCGATGAAGAAGCATTCGTTCTAAAGTTTAATGAGTTATCGCTGTGTGCGTAATTTATTTGTCCTCTGAACCTATCGTCACCGCTTGTACCATCAGCAAAGTAAATAGTTCCTGAGTTGGTAGTGCCTGAGTATATGGTCATACCTTCAGTGCCAGAGCCGCTACCAATAACTAAATTATTAGCACCTCCGTCCATGCTAGACGCAACAGTGTTACCAATACCCACGGAGCCGCTGGAGGATATGCGCATGCGTTCTGCGCTGGCTGTGTAATCAAAAAACTTTAATGCACTGCCGCCGTTTTGTATGGCAAATATCTTGCTAGTGTTTGTGTCATTAAAAACAACACCAATATTTTTAGAAGCTCCAGACCCTTGAATGTTTAGCAGGTTTACATCGGTAATTGTAGAGCCGCCAATACCCGCGTTACCATCAACAGTAAGCCCATCCATCGTAGCTGTGCCAGTAACGTCTATGCCTGTGGAGGTGGTTGTCAATTTAGCGCTGTCAGTGTGTTTTAGCGTAGCCGCACCCGACTTACCCTGGATAGAGTCAACGGTCGTGTCTAGAGTGTCCAGGTTGGTGTTTATCTTGGTTCCCCAAGTATCTTCTGAAGCGCCGACTTCTGGCTTGGTCAGACCATAATTGGTTGTAGTTGTATCAGCCATTTAAGCGGCCTCCCATAAAGTTACAGTGTCGGACACGTTTGTCCATGTTTGTGAAGCGCCAGAAACGCCTACCCAGTCATTGTCGCCAGACGCCACATCTGACCATTCATTTGCTGCCTGGCCCTTGTCAGCCCAAACCTCATCGCTAGCAGGCTGGTCTAGCCACAGTATCTGCCCAACAGCCACCAGAGCAGATGATGCACTTATACCGCTTACGCCGCCAGCAGTAATATTACCCAGCACTGCTGTTTGACTGTTCGCCTCAAGGGACGACTGGGCCGACGCTATCTTGACCGCAGAAGCCGTTGCAGATGACGCAACACTTACCGCTGCAACACCCTGGCTTATCCTGGCCCCTGCCGTCGACACAGATGCCGCTGCAGCAATAATCGCCGATGACAGCCCAACCTTTTGCCCAACAGTGCTTAGGGAGGCAGAGGGACTAATTGCCGATACTCCCTGCAGTATTGCCTGTGGGTCTGCCTGGACCGCCGCAGACCCTGCCAAGGTTGCATCGTCCTGCCTAACTGCAACGCCGGATGCGGTAGTGCTTGCGCTCGCAGATACAGTACAGCTAGCCTCTCTAACAAAACCGCCTGCTGCTGTAAGCGCGCCCACTGCAGCTATTGCAGCCCCAGACTCTAAAACAAAACCAGCAGTAGCCGATACAGCAGACGTGGCTGCTATTACAGACGCGCCATCCTCTAGGTTAGCAGTCGAGTATGCAGCCTGCCCGTATTTATATACGCCATAGAGCATATTAGTCTAGCGTGATATCC